CAGACACGACCTTGTCGTGACTTGCTCCACCTTCGAGAGGTTCAGCTCGTTCAGGGCGCGCACGATCTTCGAGGTGTCTCAAGTCACGACAAGGTCGTGTCTGTCGGCTTGGCATTTACCGAGAAACAGAAACAGGCGCTCGATTGGTGTCAACAGGTCGGCGTCATCGTCGAGCAAGACGAGCCGGCCGGATGACGCCCGGCGAGCTGATTGCCCAAGGTGGCAGGCGACAGGCGACCGCCGAGAGGTTGGTGGCTTGGCTCAGGATCGGGCAGGTCGTCGCCGTCACCCTCGCCGTGGTGGTCGCCGTGGTGGCGTTTGTGGAGCTGGGGCCGTGAAGATGGGCGGGTCCAACAAGTTCTACATGACCGTCAAGGCCGAGCTGCAACAGGTGATCGAGATCGACCCGAAGCGGCTGGTCGGCTTGAGCGAGTCTCAAATATGGGGGCTGGTCGACCAGAAGATGCGGGCCGAGGCGCGGTTTCAGGTTGCCATGCCGGAGCAAGATCAATGGCGCCTCTTGGAGATGATCGAGGAGCTTGAGAAGGACGCGCCCGAGTGTGCGGTGTGCGGCGAGATCTTCTCCCTCGATGCCGACGTCGTGGTCGGTGACGGGGGCGGCAAGGCGCATCGGGTGTGCCACCTCGCCAAAAAACTCGAGACGAGGCTGGCGAAGCTTGAGGCGGAAGGGAAAGGCAAATGAAGCCCGTCCCGCCCAACGTTCGAGAGTGGGTTAGGTTTGTCGGCGCCTTATGCGGCCTCGTGTCGCTGACGATCATCTTCAATCTCGTCTGGAACCATCAAATCGGGTTGCGGCTTGAGAGTATCGACGCAGAGATCGTCGCGTCGCACAAGCGCGCCGTTGTCCATCTTCGTGAGATCGACGAGCTTGCTCAAAAAGTACAACGCCTTGAGAGGGAGATTTCAAAGTGACCGTCATGGACATGTATGTTGCCATCGGTGGGACCGCCGACGCGTGGCCGCCCAAGTTGCACAACGCGATTGTCTGGATGTTAGTTGCCACGGTCGTCGCCTACTTCATCAAGCGCGTCGTCTTGGCGTGGCGTGAAGCTCGGGCTGGCTATTTGGCCAGAGGGGCCAAGCCACAGGTCAAGCGCGCCGCGCCTAAGATCTCGGCCAAGCTGACGATGACCCGAGATGAAGCGATGATCTTGATGGGGCGGGTGAAATGAGCGAGGCCAAGGTTGTCGAGATCGGTTCGGCCGGTGAGACCAACTGTCCCCATTGCCCGCGTGTGGTCGACCTGTCCGAGGACTACGTCACCAAGGGCGGCGAGGTCATGCATCGGGAGTGCTGGAAAGCGAGCTTCAAGCGGAAGGGCCGAGCTGACCTGCGAGTGGTCGACGGTCCTGACGAGACGAAGCGCGTCGATGGGTTCTGGCGCAAGGCGGGGCACTTCGCCGTCACAGCTATAGGCGCGGTCGCGATCGTCGTGGGGGTCAACCTCGTGTGGCCGATCGTGCCGAGCGGCAAGCTCGAACAGTTCGAAACGCTCGTGGTTGCGGCGTCGGTTCACAACGTCGAGCACTACGAGGCGTTAGAGCGGGCCGAGGAGTATCTGAAGGGCTACCGCGCGAGAATGCAGGCCACGGAACGAGAGGCGACGGCTTTGGTCGAAGACCTTAAGGGTCGGCTGGCGGACGCCCGAACACTCTCCCCCGCGGCCATTTTACCGGGGGGTGGTGAGGATGAAACCGGGCAAACACGGAGGGAGCAACGACCCCTCCGATGACGACGCACCCTCGCTAGAACAGCGGCACGCCGCAGCTACCCGCGTTTACGCCCAAGAGGCCGCGCCACCCCCCGACGACGGCCCGCTCGCTGGCAACGTCGTTGCTATGCGCTCGCTCTACCAACAGCACGCGGGCGCCGCTCCGGTCCTCGACGAGACGGGTGGTTCAGAGTGGGCGCACCGCAACCGGCGCCGGCGGATCGTCCACTTCGAGGGGCGTCACAAGATCAGATTTGGCCGAGTGCGTTGGCGACAGGTCGTCGCGATCAAGCCGGGCCGGAAGAATTGGGTCGCGGTGACGATCGACCCCAAGACCGGCGAGTTTGATGCTTGGGTGACGTCATCGCCCGAGCTGGACCCGGCGAAACAGCTCGGCGAGCAGGGCGAGACGGTGATTAGCACATCGTTTCAGGAGCGCAACGGCTGGTCGTGGTTGACGTTCTGGCGGTGGTTTTACGGCTACCGGATCAGGACCGACGTCGACCTCGCCAAGTTCATCACCGGCTATGACATCCCGAGAGCGAGGAAGCCCCACCAGCTCTACAGGTGGATGATGGGCGAGCAGCCCGAGGGGAAGCAGCGGTCGAAGTCCAAGGCCGTGTTTGCGGGCCTCAGAGGCTTCATCGCCGACATGATGGCTTGGCTGTAGCGTGGCCCGCAAGACCTACCCGAGCGACGGTTCAAAGAAGCGCCGACAGCTAGGTTTGCCGCCTCACTGGCGCTCGTCGAATATGTACCGCTACGCCGCGACCTCGGTGGTCGAGCTAGCCGCTCAGGGCAAGATCCAACCACAGGACGGCTTCTTGCGCCTCGCCGCTATCAAGATGGCTCACGATCTGTTTCTGTCCGAGGTCGAGCAGAACATCGACGAACATGGCGCGTTTGAAGCGGAAGACGCGGACGCACCGCCAGAGTTCGACGACATCACCGAAGAAGACAGGGCCGCGGCATATGACGCGGTCCCCGAAGAAGGTCGGAGTGGTGACGCACAAGAGCCTGAAAAGTTTCGGCTTGTGATCGCACACCCCCAACGGAAGAAGACCGGGACCGGGTGAGTTGTGTCGAGCGTACTCAAGCAAACCCGAGCCATTCTTGAGAAGCGCCGCCTAAAGCTGAGCGGGGCCAACGACAACAAGCCGACCGACTTACCCGAGAACGTTTTGGAGTTCGTCGGCGCGGGGATGCGCCAAGACCAGCTCGACATCCTCGACACGTTCAAGCGCTTCAACTTCGTTTGTATCCACCGGCGCATGGGTAAGAGCTACATGCTCGCCGGCTACATGCTCGACCGCGCCGTCGAGTGTACGCATCTTCGCGGCAATTATGGCTATTTCGCGGCCACTAGGGGTCAAACATTCCAAGCCGTGTGGCGCGACCTGTTGGCGTGGGCGCAGCGCTTGCCGGGGACCACCTACCGCGAGAAGACTCACGAGATCTTCGTGCGCAACCGGGGTGGCGGCATCTCCCGGATCGTGGTCGAGGGGCTCAACCACACCCGCCAACGCTCGGCGGGATGGAACGGGGTGGTCGTCGACGAGGCGGCCGAGGTCATCGAGGCGAAGTGGAAGTCGGAGCTCTACCCGGCGCTATGGGACAACTCGCGCAAGGGCTACGACCGCAAGGGGCGCGAAGATCGGTGGGCGGTCATCTGCGGCACGCCCCTCGGGCGCAATTGGTTCTATCGCCTATATCTGCGGGCGAAGATGTGGGCGATCGGAAAAGCGTTCAAGTCGATCGACCAGGTCACCGGCGAGGAGACGTTCGAGGAGCATGAGGGCTGGTCATGCACCTATCTGCCGGTCAACAAGACCAAGCTGCTCACGAAGAAAGAGCAGAAGATCATCGAGACGGACATTGGCCGCGAAGACTTCCTTCGCGAGTTCATGCTCGATTGGACCGCCTCGACCTCGGGCTCGCTGTTGGGTGACGAGCTGCGCGCCATGCGCGACGGTGGACAGGTCGGCGACTTCGAGTTCGTCCCCGGCTACCCGGTGCATACGACGTGGGACCTCGGGCTATCGCAGACGGTCATCTGGTTTTTCCAGATCATCGCCGACGAGGTCCGGTTCATCGACGCCTTCACCCACAGTCGAGAGGGTATCGAGTGGTATTTCGAGACCGTCCTACCGGCCAGAAAGGAGCGCTACGGCTACGAGTATGGGACGCACTACCTACCGCATGACGCGGTCCACTCGGAGCTTCTCACCGGCAACATACGCCTGATGTACATCCTTGGTGTCTTGGCGTCGGAGGATGGCCCCGGCGGGATTGCCAAGGTGGTCGAGCGCCACGACCCGAGGGCCGAGGGCATGGACAGCGTTCGTTGGATGTTTCAGCGCTGCGTGATCAACGAAGCTCGGTGTGAGGAACAGCTCGACAACCTCGCCATGGTCCGCCGGCGCTACGACCCCAAGACCGAGACCCTGAACGACCTGGTCGGCGACAACAACGTTCATTCCCTCGACGCCTTCCGGCAAGCGTCCTACCAGATCAGACTGGACCTAGCGGCATGATCGAGTGGTTGTTTGTCGCCGCGGTGGCTGGCGGCGGCTACGTCATTCAAAAGAAGGTCGGCGCGGCTGTTCGCAAACAGGCTCGATCGAACAGTCGTAGGCGAGGGGCGAGGGAGCGGGGCAAGGGCAGGACGTGGCGGCGCCAGCAAGACATCGCCATGGCGACCGCGGCGCTACGTCGCAAGCTGGCCAAGCGGACCCGGGAGCGTGACCAAGCCAGGGGCGCGGCGAAAGAAAGCCAGTCGATCAGCGAGGCCGCGGTCAAAGCTCAAAAGGCTGCGAACGCCAAGATCGACCAAGCGCTGGTCGCCATCATCCTGCTTTGCAACAAGCAACAGCGACTGATCTTCTCGGTCAAAGAGATCCGAGCCCTTTGCAACATGGTCCGGGGGTCGAGCATCGGATTCACGCCATGGAAGGGTAAGCGGCCGCCACGATATTAGAATTAGGTGACACGATTAAATCGGTGATTCGAATCGGTGCGACGAATGCACTGTGGATGAAACAAAGGGTTGACGGGCGGAAGTGACCACCGTAAACTCGAGGACGCATCGGGAGCCACACCACATGCTCGTTTCACCCCTCGACCTCACCACACCCAAACGCCGCCGTCGAGCCGTCCGCCGTGTCGGACGAAAGGCTTGGCGCGTGCTCCCGTGGCCGGCAAAGGTTGTGGCCTATCTCGGAGGTCTCGTCGTCGGTCTGCTCGTCATCATCGGGCAGATCGGCGCCTTCATTTTCCGCAAGGGAGCAAGCAAGAAATGACCAGCGCATTGGGTTGCCTGCACAGGGCGCGCAACTGGCTCAAAGATCCTGCCCATTGGTGCATAGGCGCCTTGGCTAGATCGGCCGCGGGCTACACCGTCGCGCCGGGCGACGAGAGATGTGTCGAAACCGACGCCGAGGGCGCGGTGATCAGGGCGGCCAAGGGCGCCGAGGAACTCGGGCTATGCCTCGACCTGATCAGACGGGCCGCCGCCGACATGGGCTTCGATAGCGTCGGTCTCCTAAACGACGAGGGTGATCACGCCACCGTTCTTCGGCTGCTCGACAGGTCGATCGAGATGGCTCGCAAGGTGGCGGCATGACCACGAAGCACAGCTTGAGCGAGCGCATAAGGCGCGATCACATAGCGATTCAATCGGCCGTCGAAGATGCGAGGGAGAGGGGTGACACCCGCTTCCTCAAACTTACCGGGGCCAGCGGCCGGCACCTCGCCATCACCCTCTTGATGGCCGACGCCGCGCTCGGGTTCGCGGTCGATGTGAAGCGGGCGAACACGCCTAGGCTCGGCCCGGAGGTGTTCAAGCAACGCGGCATTGTCACGCCTCGCCCCATGGCCAACCCTGGAAATCCGCCGCGTGGCGGTTCGGGTGTGCCGAGGGGGCCGCTTGTCATGTTCCGGTGTGGCAACTGCTTTCATGAGATGGAACGTCCAGAGGGCGAGGTCTTCATTTGCCCGGAGTGCAAGAAGCGCGGCCCCTCGATCATGATGGGTCGAAAGACGACAAGAGAGGGCCTGTGACGTGGGGACATTCACAACAGACGCCGACCCGACGCCGAGGGCTTTTGCGGCCAGGGCCAGCGCGGCGCTCGATGCTGCCGTCACCGGCTTGCTGGTCGCCGACAAATGGAACCCCAAAGACGAGAGCATGAAGGCCGCCGTGGTTGCCGAGCTGCGCGAGATCAGAAGCGCTGCGCTTCGCCTCGAAAGGGCGCTTCAGCGTGTCGTTCAGGTCGAGCCAGTGACAGGGCCACCAAAGAACGGCGAGCCGCCGAACCAGGGGACGGCCGCCTACAACCCCATGCACGTCACCTACCAATGCCTCGGGTGCCGCCATCAGATCAGGCGCCCCGAGAGCTTCGCGATTGTTCGCTGCAAGGTGTGCAAGAACGAGATGGGTTTGATCCTATGAAAGCTTCCGAACGTCTCGTCGCGGCGCGCAAGTTCCTCGACGATCCGCAGAGATGGACCACGGGGGTCTTCTGCCGCGATGCCTCGGGCGATCCTGTCCATTGGCACGAAGCCGATAGGGTGGCTTCGTGCTGCGTTTACGGCGCCCTTCTCGTCCAGCTCAACCAACTCGAAGAGGGCGTCGGGACGCCGGGCGATCACATCGAGGCATGCATGCTGATTTGTGATGCCATCCCCTGCGAAAGGGGTGAGGTGTTTAAGTGGAACGACACCCACACCCACACCGAGGTACTCGCCATCATCGACAGGGCGATCGAGCTAGCAAGGAGTCGTGAGTGATGCCGCTACATCCCGACGTCATCAAAGACGCTCTCAACTCGAAGGACCGCGTTCAACTCACCCAAGGCGCCGACGGCTACTGCCTCGCCGTCCCCGAGCTGGCGGCCGCTTGGTACTTCGACCGGCCATGGCTGGCGATGCAGGCCTATGCCGCCATGAACAAGCTTCTCGTGTGGCGTGACACCGCGGGCGCCACCGTGGGGCCGGGCGAGTTCGAGATGCTCACTCGCTTCGTTATCGACGCCATGAAGACGCCGCTCACGGCCGGGTCACTTACCAAGATACTCGGCGGTCGAGGGGTCGAGGGGCACAGGCCGTTGTTCGTCGTCGAAGATCCACACAAACCCTTTGGCGTGCCGGCTAGGCCGGACATCTTCGGACCCGTCACCATTGATGAATGGGCCGATAAAGAGGAGAGCTCCAAGTGAGTACCGAGGTCAAAGAGCCCGAGGTCGCGGCGTGGGAGCGCCAGATCGACGACAACATCGCCCGCCGGTACCGAAGCTATCGGACATTCCACCCCGACCGGGTCAGGGGCTTCGGTTTCGAAGAGTGGTACCAGTCTATGGGCTATCGCGAAGACGAGGCGTCGATATGCGCCAGCCTGCTAGGCGTTACCCCGCGCTATGTCCGAGATCTTCGCAAGGGCAGGTACACGCCGAGTGAGGCGTTGATCCATCAATGCCTGTCACATTCCCGAATGGTTCGGGCCTGTGGTCTGGCCGAGCTGGCACTTCGCAAGGTCGAGGGTCTCGGCGGTGACGTCGAGGCGGTGGTTGGAGCGCTCAACGAGGAGATTGGCATAAGGTCAACTTACGGCTGGATGGGGTCTTGGTAATGGGCAAGAAGCGCAGGCGCGAGAAGCTCAAGACCTATTATTCACCGTCGTGGGTCGACCCCATGGGGAACAGGTTCATAGTCCTTGACGCTTGGAATGCTTGCGAGAGCATGAAGGAGCGCCACCGTGCGGCCTTGCTGGCATTGGGCGCCAAGCCTGAACGCGAGCAGATGAATTGATCGGGCATGTTGAGCAGGGCCATAAGCGGCGCCCCATGGCCGGTCCTGCTCGTTCTGTGGGCGTTGGCGCTCGTCTGGCTGATCGTCTCGACCGCTTGGCGTCTCGGCGCTTGGATCGGCGGGAACTTCGTCGAGCATCCCGTCGATCTGGAGTTAGCGCAGGACTCCGACGCTTTCTACAGATCGCCATCTTGGAGGTCGATTGCCTGGTCGAGGCGCCTGATCAATCGGTTCCAGAATTGGGGTCGGCTCAAGTGCGAGTGCTGTGGGTGCCGGGGCGCCGACGAGTGGCACGTCGACCACGTCTACCCGAGATCGACGCACCCCGAGAAGGCACTCTCGTTGCCAGATACGCAGCTCTATTGCGCGGGGTGCAACATCGAGAAGGGTAACCGTTTCGTCGGCCGTGGACCGCGTGAGAATTGGAAACCAAACCCGCGCCTGAAACGGCGCAAGCCAAGGGTGAAGGCATGAGCAAGGATACAGTCAAGATTACTTTCGACTACGAGATCAGCTCGTCGATGAAGACCGAGGAGATGGAACCCGGTGACTTCGCCTATTGCAGCTCGAAGGAACACTTGGAGCTAGCATTGATCGCCGAGGGCGACGAGATGGCCGAGTTTAGCTGCCATGTCGGCGCGGTCGGTCTCGACGAGCTTTGGCGTCGGGTCGAGGACATCAGAAGGGGCGAAGTCGGTGCCGCGTTGCATCGCCAATCGAAGGCTTCGGACTGATGGCGCTTCACCCCTGCGGAGTGTGCGGCCGTCCGGTCCACGTCCAGATCATTCGGTTTCGGTCGCCCATGATCAAGCTGGTCAGCATTTGGGTCATGCACAAAGAGAAGCTGCCCAAGTGTTACGGCGCCGACGCCTTCGCCGTGAACTACGGGGTCAAACGGGGCGACGAGGGGCCATGCCCAAAGGAGCGGGCGGAAGCACTGGTCGCGGAATGGAACGGGGAGAATCCAGCATGAAACGGGAAAGGCGAGACCAGGGCATCACGACGAGGATTAAGAGCTTAGACGAGCGCTTCGCAAGGGACCTCGACCGGGTCTTCGGTGCTGGGCCGACCCCAAAGCTCGGCCTCAAGACCCCGGACGGTGAGGCGCTCAAGATCGACGAGGAAAGCCTCACTGCTTTGCTCAAGCGCACAGGGGGCGAGTGATGATCGACCCTGTGAGATGGGGCAGGAAAGGGGGTGTCTTCAATTGGTGGGATGGCCGCGGAGCGCTCGACCATGAGAAGCCGTCCCCCAAGCTTGTCACGTTCGACGCTCGCGAGCTGGCGCTGGTTTACACGGGCCTTGCAAACCTTGGGTTCACCGATGACGAGATCTCAATCCTGTTCGAGATCACGGCCTATGAGGAGCTCTCCAACAACAAAACCTTAGCTCTGGCGAAGGTCGCCGCGCTCCAAGTGGTCACCAAGAAGGTCGTGACCAAAGAGGACGCTCACCAGCTTATCGAGGCCTTGGACTGGATGCGCCAGCCATCGTTCGAGACGAACCTTGCCTATTGGCGCTTCATCAGCAAGATCCGCCTGTGGTGGCGGGAGCTGTGGTCGTGACACCGTGTTCGTGGTGCGGTGAGGATGTCAGGATTCACCGATGGCTCGAAACATGGCCAGGCAACACGACGGTTCGGGTCGGCGCGATCAGGCACGTCAGACAGCCAAACCCATGTCGGTCAACCATTGGCTTGGTCGTCTCTCATATCGAGCCAGACATGTTTTTCTTTTCTGCCAAGGTCGCCGCGATGGTCATGGTTTGGCGTGTCCGCCATCGCCGCAAGTGGCTGCCGGAGGTTGTATCATGAGACTATGTCGAACCTGTTCTCGGGGTGTGACATTGAGGTCGACCAAGGCCGGTCACACCGTAAGGGTTGCCGTCAAGCACCGGACGACGAGCTATTGCAGCGGCACGATAGGCTTCGAGACGAACGTCGTGCTCGACGGTCGCAACGACGAGGCCGCGGTCAAGGATGCCGAGGCAAGCTTGATCCGCGAGTGGGATACTTGCCAATGAAAGATGCTTATCAAAGTTGCTGTCTTTGCGGCCGTGACATCGAATGGCTCGAAGAAACCATCGGCGACAACATCCTCGCAGGCATTCCGATAAGGCACCGAGCTTGTGCCGAGCGCAACGCCTACCTCTTGAGCCCGCCCGACACTCACGGGACCCAAACCTTTCAATTCGAGCCGGGCCACGCGATCCCTTGCTTGGGCTGCTCCAAGAACATGACGACGGGGCAGAAGCTGTTGTGGCGGCACGGCAAGGGTCAGGGGATGCCCTACGCACACCATGGGTGCATTCGTGAGGATTGCCAATGAACGCCGTCTTCGGTTGCACGTTGGCTTGCGTCGTCGGGAGCTTCGGCGACAGGTGGTCGACGATCTCGATCAAGCCGACTGGCGGTCGCTTGGGCGGCGAGCTGTATGCCGAGAAGGGCGCGAGCGTCGAGGAGATAGCGCTCAAGGTCCTCGAACTCGTCGACGACAAGGGGGCCGGCGCAGTCGAGGTCAGCGGCGGCGGCCTGCGCTGGGGCGTCATCGACTTCATCAAAGAAATGATCAGGGAAGAAACGATCTACGCCGACGACGTCGAGATAATCGACGCGGGTCACGCTGAGTAGAGCGCATCAATCAGAGGGGTTTGGTTCAATGGCAAATCTACACCTACCGGTCGACGAGACTACGATCCGCCGCCTCGACAGGGTTCGGGAGCGGCGGGGCTTCGAGACGATCACCGAAGCTGCGCTCGAACTCATGGCCACGGGGTTGGAATCCCATGAGCAGGCATATGGTTCGACCAAACCTGTCCACGTCGGACAGGTCGGACGACAGAAGCCCGACCGACGCTCGGCTTGACGGCCACTACAAGGGGGCGCTCTCATGCGGCAACGACACGCTAGCATGAGGCGCCTCTTTGGATTCTCGGGAGCTGCGCGAGCAGTTTCGCACAAGGCCGCTCTGGTTCGTCGACGATATCCTCGGCTGCAACCTCTGGCCCGTGCAACAGAAGATCGTGACCAAGGTCGCGAAGTTCGACCATGTTTGCGTGCCGAGCTGCCATGCCTCGGGTAAGGACTACACCAGCGCTCGGGTGGTCCTCTGGTTCCTTCTCTCCCATCGCCCCTCGATCGTCATCACGACGGGACCGACCGACCGACAGGTTCGTGAAATCCTCTGGCGTGAGATCGCGGTCGCCCATAGGAGCTCGCGCTACAACCTCGGGGGCCGGCTACTCAAACAGAAGCTCGAACTCGGGGCCGACTGGTTCGCGCTCGGATTCACGTCGGCCGACACCGACGCCACCGCCGGCCAGGGATTCCACTCGCACCACATCCTAACCATCATCGACGAGAGCGCCGGCGTGACCCGAGATACCCGGGACGCCATTCAAGGCAACCTCTCGGGCGGCTACACCACGAAGTTGTTGGAGATAGGCAACCCGACCGACCCGACCAGCCCCTTCGCCTCGGAGTGCGCCCGCTCGGGGACTCACACCTACGGCATCGACGCCTTCAACACGCCAAACTTCATCGAGTTCGGCATCAAGCCAAAGGACATCGACAGCGGCGATTGGATCAAGAAGGTCGACGGGCGGCCTCTCCCGGCGCCCTATCTGATTTCGCCGGCCTGGGTTCATACGCAGGTTGACCGGCTCGGATGGGACGACCCTTTTGTCGTCGCTCGTGTCCGCGGTCGGTTCCCCGGCGCCGGTCCTGATAGCATCCTTACGCAGCAATGGATCGACGACGCGGCCGAGGCGACTTACCGGCCGCACAAGAACGACCCGATCGTTCTGGTGTGCGACGTCGCGCGCTTCGGCGATGACGAGACTGTCATCGGGTACCGCAAGGGCTACCGCTACCGCACGCTAGAGCGGGGCCGCGGCAACGACACCATGGACACCGCCGGGCGTATCTTGAACTACCATCGGAAGATGAAGGCGGCGCAGATCAGGGTTGACGACGACGGCGTTGGTGGTGGTGTCACCGATCGCTTGCGCGAAGAGTTGGAGAAGACCGGCGAGGCCGACATCGTCTACCCGATGCGAGGCGGCGCCGCTCCGATGGACGAGAACCCGATCGACGGGCCGCGCTTTCTGAACGCCCGCGCCGAATGGCACTGGCATATGAAGATGGAGTTCAAAGGTGGGCGGGTCGACATCGACGACAACGACCACGAGCTCAAAGCGCAGCTCGCACAGCTCAAGATCAAGCGGTGGGATGGTAGCGGTCGCATCGTCATCGAGGCGAAGGAGGACTTCAAGAAACGGGTAGGTCGATCGCCCGACGATAGCGACACGCTTCTGTACGCACTTGCGCCAGTTGACCTATATCCTGCTATACAGGTGTTCTAAGCAATCCCGGGCAGCTACAACGGCCACCGTTCTAAGGGGCGCTGCCACATGGGCGAGATCGTCGCGAAGCTACCGGACCACCTCGGCGAGCTTCACCAACTTCGCAGTTGGACACCAAGCTTTCTAACCGCCGGACTGGCCAGCAAGATCGGCGAAGTCGGCCAGCTCCCGAACCTCGATCGAGCGCTTCACGAGATCACGACCAGGGCGGTCGACACCACCGCCATTGCGACCTCGGGCAAGACGCCGGCGACGGTCTTCGGTGAGTTCATCAACACCGCGCAAGTGGGCTCGAACCACCTAGCCCTTGCGCAGAACGTTACCGCCGAGGCCGAGTCGGTCCAGCTCTCCCGGTTGATCCCCGACCAGGACCAGCTTCAAACCGGGGCCGACACCACGACCAATCTCACCGACACCGACGGCATCACTTTCGGCGGGACCACCGTCGCCCTGACAGAGTTGTATTGGTACGAGCGGGTGACGCTGAACTACCTCGAAGACAACATCGCCGGCGGTGACATCGAGGCCTCTGTCGGTCGAGCGGTTCTCGCTGGTTTTGCCGAGCAGCTCTCGAAGCTCGCGCTTGAGGGCGATAACTCGTTATCCGGCTTTATCAGTCGCATCGACGGATGGGTTCAGCACGCGACCGACGGAGGCTCGACCAGCTTCGCGGCCGCTGCGGCAGAGTTCGCCAACGCCACCTCGATCGGGCTGTTCCTCGACAAGCTGTGGGACAACATGGGCGCTCGGTACCGCAACCGAGGCGACATCGTCCACCTCGTCAACGCCGACGCCTTGAAGCGCTTCGAGATCGAGACCAGGGCCGCCGGCGGTGACAAGGTCGTGACGACCAGGTCGGTCGGCCCCAACATCGTCGAGCGAGGGTTTCAGGGCGAGCGCATCGTCGGCGAGGAACGGCGCCACAGTGACGCCGACCAGAAGAACCGGGTGATGTGTACGCCGGCGGCCAACCTGGTCGTGGCCACGGGTCGAGACATGCGGGTCGATGCCAAGTTTCTGCCGAGGCTGCGCGCCATCGACTACGTCGTCACCACCCGTATCGGCTTTGGCGTGCGGGACTTCGCAGCGGTCAAGATGGGGATTCCGCCGGCGGCTATCTACGGTACCGGCGTCGTTGCGGACGGCCCCTAGGGGGCTCGCCAATGTTTGGCCGCTTGCCGCAAGCTTGGGCGGTCCTGCGAGGTCAGAAGCTACCCGACCAGCGACCGACCTCGCACGGCATCATCCCTATGCAGCTCGGCGCCTATCAGATCGACAGGCGCCAGACAGCCGACGACCAGCTAAACGCCTATCGGGGGTGGGTGGCCGCGTGCGTCAACGTGCTCTCCTCGGGGGTCAGGCAACAGCCCTGGTTCCTGTGCAGGGACACCGGACCCGACCCCGAGGACATCGAGAAGCTCGAACTCGACCAGGTCCCCGAGGTCCTCAAGATGCCATCCCTGTTGATGGATCTTGGAACGCTGCTCGAACTCTCGGTCAAGCACCTCGACACGACTGGCTCGATGTTTTGGTACCTCGTGACCAGGACCGAGGGCGACCCGACCAGTGAGGTCCTCGGTATTCAGCCGCTTTACCCTCAACAGGTCTTGCCGCACTACAACGACCGCCTACAGGTCTTCGACGCTTGGGAAGTGCGGATAGCGGGCCAGCCGCAAATGACGATCCCACACCAGGACGTCGTCTGGACCTATCGGCCTCACCCCTCGATCCCGTGGCTTGGCGCCTCGCCGATCGAGCAGGTCGCGTTGACGGTCGACCTCGACCTGTACGCCAAGGCCTACGGCGTCGCCATGATCGAGGGCGGCGGGATGCCTCCGGGCATCCTCTCGATGGAACAAAAGGTCACGCCAGAGCAGGCCGAGGCGGTCAAGGCTAGGTGGAAGAACCAGCGGGCCGACCCCGACGACATCGCGGTCATCGGCAACGGCGCCAGCTTCGAGCAGGTCGGCACGAGCCTAAAGGATCTTGCTTGGCTCGACCTTGCCCGCATGAACCGCGACGAGGTCCTCGCTATCTATCAGGTCCCCTCGGCCAAGCTCGGACTGATCGAGGACGTCAACCGAGCCAATGCCGTCGACGTGAACCGCGCCTTTGCTGCCGACGCCCTGCGCCCGCGCTTGCGCATGATCGAAGACAGCATGAACCGCTACGTCTTGCCGCGCCTCGGCGTGGGTCCTGATGTCTTCTTTCGGTTCGAGAACCCGGTCGACCAGGACATGGCGCTTGCCGTGTCACGGGCCAACGCCGCCTATGATCGGGGCGCGATCACCGTCAACGAATACCGGAAGGAAACCAACCGCGACGAGATCGAAGGTGGTGACGTCTACTCACCGAGCCGTGATCGGCCTATTCGTGCCGACCTTGCGCCGCGCGAGCCGGCGGCCGCGAGTGGTGGTTTCGGTGGCGGCGGTGGCGAGGACGCGAAGGGCGACGGCCAGATCCCCGAGGTCGAGAAGGACGATAGTGCCGAGGCTCGCGCACTGCCGGCGCCTGGTGAGCAAGAGATAATCGGTATCGACCTTGCCCGCGAAGGTAGCGACGTAACAGTCTATCACACGGAGCCGGTCGAGCTCGGGCTCGAAGGTCTCACCGGCGACGAGGTCATCTCGACACTGCAAGCCCGCTCCCTTCTCCCTGAGATCCTACCCCTATCAGATCGAGAAATGCGGGCCGTCGCCTCGACCTTCGAGAACATCCAGGATCGGATGGAACGGGATTGCTTGCGCAGGTTCCGCGCGCTGTTGGGCGCCGAACAGTCTCGGGTCGTCAAAGAGATCAGGTCCAGAAAGCGGGTGCCGAAGATCAGTTCGCGCGGCGTCTTTCACGCCGACTTCGAGGCCGATTGCTGGGAGTTCGCCGAGCTGGGGCTCGATGGTACCGAGCGGCTGATCTACGAGGACGTCATCGAGTTCGAGCAGACGGCGGCCGAGGTCGATCTACAGCGTGACTTGCTTTCGACGATCCACGCCGGCCAGACAAAGAGCTGGTCGAACGCTTGGAACAAGATGCTGCGCGACGGCTTCGTCAACGGGTGGAACATCCTACGAGAGGAAGCCGGGCGCGACCTGGTCGACGTCGGCCCGGTCCTGGAGAAGCGACGCGCCTCGATCCTGCGCCAAGCCGAAATCAGAGTCCGCCGTTTTCGCAAGACCACCCGGCGCCAGATTGCCAGGGGTATTCGGAACCTGATCAGGGCACGGAAGAAGGAAGGGCTCGACACCACGCCGGACGACGTCGCCGAGGAAGTCTCGCGCATCTATGACCAGGCCAAGTCAGGTAGAGCTCAAACCGTGTGCAGGACCGAGACGAGCTTCGCCCTGAACGATGGCAAGAACCGTCATATGAAGATGGCCGAGCGGCGCCTCGACGTGACGTTCATCAAGACGTGGAACGCCATCCTCGACGAGCACACCAGGCCGGGCCACACCAGCGCGCATGGCCAGGAACGAGAGGTCAACGACGAGTTCGTCGTTTCGGGCGAGGCCTTGCGGCACCCGCTCGACCCGCGCGGGTCCGCGGGCAACATCATCAATTGCCGCTGCACGATGAACGTCCAAATGAAGCAAAGGCGGAAGTCATGACAGAAGCTCACAGCACCATCGTTAGAGCCGCCGGATGCGAGCTACTCCGAGCGGGTGGCAAGGGCGATTTGAAGCGGCGGGCGAAGTTCCGCCTCTCCGACGACAGCCTCGATCGGATGAACACCAGGATCGACCCGAGGGGTATCGACACGAAGGCGTTTGAATCAAACCCGGTCTTCCTGTGGGGTCACGGTGGCTATGGCAGCTTCACCGGCCCGCCGGACATCACCAACGTGATCGGCCGCGTACTCTCGACGCAAGTCACGAGCTTGACCCGAGACGCGAGCGACGCCTCGGCCTCTCTCGACATCGAGGTCGAGTTTGCACCTGGTTCAGTGAACGAGAAAGCCGAGCAGGCATTTCGGATGGTAAGCGAGGGGTTCCTTCGCGCCGTCTCGATCGGCCTATCGGTGCGCGACTTCCGCGTCGAGAAGGGCGAGGACGACCGAAAGGGTAGCGTCGTCGTGTTCACCGAGACCGAGATGCTTGAGGCTTCGTTGGTTCCGATCCCGGCGAACCGAAACGCAACGGTTTTGACGAATGCCTTTCCCTCGATGTATGACTTAGGGCATGAGCCGTCGGACGTGGAACAGCGCGTTATTCGGTGGCTTGAGGTTTCCCGCTCGAACGGGTCTCCGCGGCAGCGCGTAGATATCGACCCCAAGGCGGTTGTTAAGACGGCCGTCGGCATGAGCCGACGACGCCGGGCAATGGCAACCACCGGCCAGCTCTTAAGAACGGAGCTGCGCGACTTATGGGGTCAAACAGATGCCGACCAAGAGAATCCGTGACGACGACGACGGCGCGATCAAGCACGAAGCCGCAGCGGAAGAGACCGAGTTCGAGACACTATCGACCGCCGAGCGCTCCGAGATCGCAAAGGACATCTTCAGCCTCGCCGAGGGCAGCATCAAGCGCGCCGTCGACGAGGTTCACCGCCAGCTCGACGAGAAGCTCGACGAGGGCCTGAACCCGGGCAGCGAGAAGGTCCAAGCGCTCGAACGCGCGCTCGACGAGAAGCAGGCCGAGCTCGACGCCGCCCTTGGCAAGATCAGCGATCAAATGCGGCTGCTCGAAGCCCACATGCGCGGTATCGGCCGTGTCACTGGCTCGACCCGAGTTACCGACGCGCCTGACCACGCCGACTACAAGGGCACGTTCATGACGCCCGAGCGGCACAAGGCGATTATCGCGGAGTACTCCCGCGGTGACCCTGATCGCATTCCGGGTTACCAGGCTCGCGCCGCCGACACCACGGCGATCGCTTCCTCGGGCAAGCTCCCGATCGATGTGGCCGACGCCTTCATCGACCTGATCATTCAAGAGCAGGCGATGTTGTCCAAGGTGACGACCCGCCGGATGATCAGCCCCGAGGCTCGCCTCGACCAGTTGTTCGTCAACAAGCGCCAGATCGTCGCCGCGACCGAGAACACGGCGCCGACAGTAGCCAACGCCATCGGTTTCCGGGGGAGCACGCTTTCGACCAAGGAGGTCATTTGGGCCGAAGACATCACTCTCTCGTTCTTGGAAGACAACATCGAGAGAGCGAATGCCGAAAATCACATCGCCGGCGTCTTGGCGCGGCAGTTCGGAACCGACCTCAATGACCTCGGCTGGAATGG